AACTTCGACTGCTTGATTAGGACCATGTCATTATTTCTGAGTTGGAAGAGTTTGGTAGGACTAAACGCGAGATCTGAGAATTTGTTTAAAGCATCTTCTCATTTCGAGTTTGGGTCATACCGAATCCTTACTAACTCATCATATTCCAACTGTAAATCTCTTACATTTTTGTAGGAGACATTTACAGCAGGGATAAGTTTAATGAAATCATCGTCTGGCATTCGAGACGATCCTGATTTGAACCCCTTGAAATCATTTGACATTATAAATGTTCGAATGTTATCAAAACTGGTTCGAATCCCCTTGTCTATTGACTCTATGGTGATAACGGAGATGATCTGATCTCATAATTCCTTATGAAAACCAGGCCCTTTCTTGTTACACCCAATACAGTCACTCAGCGTCCGGACGCTCAAGGTTTCAATCTTGTGCTCCGCTAGCTGTAGGCTGTCTTGCTTCTTCGGAAGAAGTCAATACATATACCCTTTCTCTGCCCATTTGGCCGCTAGGTCACTTGGGTGAAGAATACAGTATAAGTCCTTCAAGGGACCAACGGTTATTGGGAACCTCTCCATGTAGCCTCATCTTGTCATCAGTTCAGATACTTTTTCTGTAAGGAAAGAGTACTTCTCTTTTGTTAAGAAAGCTCTCAGTGGAGCTCCCGTAATCTCAGTTCCGTTTACTATTCAACGTTTGGCAAGTTCATATGAGTGTAAACTCGTATGGCTCTTGACTTCACTGAATGATCCTCCAACAGACTTGATAAGTTGTCGATAATATTCAACAACAGTCGCGTCGGTTAGGACGATATCATCACCTAATAGAGCATATTGGTTTCAAGGTAAGGTTTTGTTAGCCTTCTTTGCAGCCATTTGCACAATGAGGTGATGACATAAACTGAACATGGGTCAGGAACTATAGGCTCCCATTGGTTGACCTTGTTTATAATAAACAGGATCACCAGTTGGATCTATATTCTTGAACGGGTATCCAACCATTATATCAGCCCAGGCCTCACTATAATCCTCTGACTTAATGAAGCTTAAGACTTCCTTCTGGAATAAAATCGAGAAGGAATCTGTAGCATTCTTTAGGTCCAAGGAGTAGTATGGCCCTTCCATGTGGGGAAGGTATTCTAGG